CTTTTTTAAGTAATGGTGAAAAATCGTGGAATGCACCTGTTACTTTATTCTTACCTGCAATTACATCAAATCCATATATTGGGCCACCATTTGTAAGGCCAGGAAATAAACAAACGTGCATCATCCAAAGTCCTTTTGTTTCTCTGGCATCAACTACATCAACGTGAGCTCGTCTTATGTTATCATTTTTCCAGGTACGGTTAACCCAACCTTCTTTATTAAATCGTGTCATACCTTCCTCAAAGTATTCTACACAATTTAAATCTAATATGTCTATGATGTTATTTTTGCACTGTATAAGATTTTCCCAAATCATTCATTTCCTTAAATAATTCTGTAGCATATTCAAAACATAATTTAGCTTCAGCAACCACGTTTACTTGATAGGTGTTCATGTAGTTATTAATATTTTCTCTAATAACTCTTTTTAAATCATCAGGTTTTAAAAAAACAAGATATGTATTAGGGCCAGGTGTTTTTCTTTTAATCATTTGGCCACCATATAAATCTCCCATATGTCTTACATAGATATGAGCAAACAACTTTTCAGGTTGGTCTTTTATATCATCTAAATGATAGATATATCTTAATGTGCTATCTGTGATGTAAGGTTTTTCTGGTTTGTTCCAAAGTGAACGAACATCAAAATCTAAATTATTAGCTCTTTCTAGTTGTGGCAGTTGTCTAAAAAGTCCATTTTGCAAAGAATATTTTTCTAATAGTGAATAACATTGTAACAAATTAAACAAATATGTAGCATATAATTCTTTATGAATTTTACCTGACATTAAAGTTTTTACAAACTCTTGTTCTTCGGCAATTGCATGATGTTGTTTAGTTAACTCTTTAATATCTGACATAATTGTAATATGCCTTTACGTATTTTACCATCCGTATTTTTTCCAAAATTCTTTTATTTGAGTATAATTTGTAGTAAAACTTTGCGTTAAAAATTTTCGTGTAATCGTTTGTTCTTTTTTAAAGTTTTTATCGTTTTCTTCTTCAATAATTTTAAAATTAGGTTCTTCTTTTGGTATTAATATGAATTGAGCTACAGGTGTACCTGCAGTAATTGTATGTTGTCCTTCTAAACTATGCCAAAATAAAGGAACAGTACCTATGTCAGCAATACCTAATTGTGGGTCATAGACGCCATTACAAGTAGTAAATCTATTATCATCCAAATACATAGGGTGTAATATTAAAAGTTTATATCCTTTTGGTATTCTTGCCGACCAAGGTAAATGAAACTTAACAATTTTTTTCATTGTATTTTTAGGCCAGTTTTCAAAAAATGGATAAAAAGAATGTTTAAGATGAAAAGTAACTAGTCTTTTTTTAGTTGATTGGTCAGCAGATACAAAATCCCAGTATTCGCCTTTTTGTATAACTTCAAATTTAATGTCATAAGGCAATCTCATAATCCAACCGGTATTATGCCACATATTCATACCAGGGCATTTTATAGTGTGTCTGTTATCTTCTTTTTTAAAATTATTACTTGATACAGCTCTAAATATTTCATCATCATCATTTGGAGTGTTCATTGACAGCGACCCATTATTTTTAAAATCAGCTGCGGCTTTTTTTAACCAAGAAGGTTTATATTCTGATGATCGTATAATAGGCATTGTTGATTCAACACCTGGTTCCGTACAGATAAATTCTATGTTGGGATTGTTTGTTTTTTCCATTATATAATCATACACTATATATCACTTATTGTCAATACAATAATTATTTTTTAATAATATAAGAAAGAAATTACTTAACTTTTGCTTGCTAATAACTGTTTTCTTCTTTCTTTTTCTCGTTCTGCAGCTTTATATATCTCTTTGTTTGCCAAGTCCTCAGCTGCTTTTTCAGCTGCCCTTAAAGCTGCATCTTCATCAGCTTTTTGTTGTATAGCTTGTGCATCATTTTTTTCAATGCCGCCATAAACAGTAACTTCTTTTGTTACTAAATTTAAACTTAATCTCCAACTTGAAATATCAGGAGTTTCAGCTTTAAAAGCTCTTCCTGAACTTAATGCTTGTTCTCCAGCTACTGTGTTTTCTGTAAGAACTAGTCCGTCGTGTGTACCAAAATAAACTGTTTTCATAATTTTTTATCCTTAATCTCTAATTCCGCCGTATGATTGTTCTCCTGAATTAAAACTTCCCCACCAATTTACTTGAAACATTAGTGGATAGTTAGTACTAGTGTTTCCACCATGTAAATAAGTTCTGGAAGCAGGCGGACTAAGAACTCCTGTAGCGTTTGTAAGTACTGAACCTGATCCAATACTTGATGCTGTTTCTATATTAGTATCATTAGATGTTCCTACTAAAGAATCACCAGCGGTTTGTCCAGTAAGTACTTTAGTTGTCGTTGTATGATCTGAATCGTTTGGATCAAAAGACCAAGCGTATGTTCTAAAAGTATCGCCATCGCAGTTATCACTCCATCCACCGTGAAATCCTGTTCTACCCCAAGCAAAATAAGGGTTACCTCTAGTCGATTTTGTTACACTTACGTTTATAAATTTTCTAGGATTTTGTAAATTCATACAAAAAGCATTTAGACCTACACCATAATAATAATATGGAGAATAAATCATTCCCCAAGTTCCATCCCAAGTATGGTTAAATTTTGTGTAATATTGATTGCCTTGGTCAGACATGTAAGATGTAGTTGTAGAACCTTGAAAATCAAACCAAGTACTAAATTGTCTAGCCGCACCAGTAGTTCCTAAAGATAATCCTGTATTACAGTTGAACACTCCATATCTCTTAGAGTTACCGTATTTTTGTCCAAATCCTACCCAACCGTTATTACCTACAACTGTTACCCAATCTTTATTGTTACCTGTTGTCCAAGTATCAGTAAAGTATTCAGTCGCCGTTAGATTATCAAAAAATTCTTTAATTGTGCTAACTGTATTTAAGTTTTTTGACGATTTAAATATATGAATAGTTTTTGCTGTTTCAGAACCCTCTCCTGATGAGTGAACCATAACCAACGTTTTTGTTGATTCATTATATCCTGTACTTACAGCATATGTATTAGTTACGTTCAACATATGTGATTCATAATTGTAATAACCTATTTGTCCAGAAGCATTATTACCTGGATTTAATTCTCTTAAAGTCTGTCGTCTGTTACAAAATAATCTTCTAGGTCTAATTCCTTCAGGAAGAACATGATTAATTTTTGTCCATCCAACAGTAAATTCCATGCCTTCTGTTAAATTATGATAAGACTGCATTGTATAATCACCATTTCTGGATAGAGTATAATATTGTGCCCAAGGATATTGGTCGCATTGGTATACACTTTTTAACCAATTTTGCCAAGAGCCTGATGCTTGAGTTGTTAAATCAGAATGTGTTACAGCGTCACCAAAATCATTATTAGTGTAAGCGTGCATAGCATCAGCACAAATACCAAATCTATGGTGTGCTGTAGAATGTCCTGTTCCACCCCAAGGAGTGCTTACAATTTTATGGCCAGAATCAAAAACTCTAAAATTCATTTGTCCGTTTGAATCGCCAGTATCACCTTGTTGACCATAGAGAGGTAAACCTTCTTTACGGTGGTCTGTACGAGCTTGGAGTAAATTAAGTAATCTTGCCATTGTTTATTCCTATCCTAAATTATTAAACGTAGCTTGTAAAGCTTTACGTTCTTCTTCTTGTTTTTCCTGTAATGCCATTCTTAAATCTGCTATTTCTTTTTCTGTTGCCGCTTTTGCTCTATCTTCATCAGCTTTTTGCTGTATAGCTTGTGCTTCAGTTTTTTCAATTCCACCATAAACAATAACTTGGCTTGTTGATAAATTTGCTTTTAATCTCCAAGATTCAATATTATCAGGACAATTAATTGCTATAGCTCTTCCTTGTCTTACTGCTTCTTCGCCTGCAGCAGTTTTATCTGTTAAAATTGATCCGTCATGTGAATTAAAATATTTTATTGCCATAATTTTTTCTAACTACCGTATAGTCCTCCGTATGAAAAGTCATGTTGCCCATATTTGCCCCACCAATTTACTTGAAACATTAGTGGATAAGAAGTTGAGTGATAACCTCCGTGTAAAAAAGTTCTTGATTGAGGTACACCAAAAACTCCTGTTTTATTTACAACTACTGAACCAGAGTTAATAGATGATGCCGTAGCTAAATTTGTATCGTTACTTGCAGGTACTAGAGTACCACAATTATCGTTTCCATAAAGTACTTTAGTTGTCGTTGTATGATCTGAATCGTTTGGATCAAAAGACCAAGCGTATGTTCTGTGAGATTGAGAATCTGTGTTTTCACTTTGACCTCCATGAAATCCTGTTCTACCCCAAGCTAAATATGGATTACCTCTACTTGTTCTTGTTACACTTACGCTTATAAATTTTCTAGGATTTTCTAAATTCATACAAAAAGCATTTAGACCTACACCATAATAGTAGTAAGAACTATAAATCATTCCCCAAGTTCCGTCCCATGTATGATTAAATTTTGTGTAGTATAAATTTGCTTGGTCAGTACCATATGAGGTTGTTGTAGAACCTTGAAAAGCTTGCCATGTTGAAAATTGTCTAGCCGCACCAGTAGTTCCTAAAGATTGTCCAGTATTACAGTTGAACACTCCATAGTTCATAGTGTTGCCATATTTTTGTCCAAATCCTACATAACCATTATTACCTACAACTGTTACCCAATCTTTATTTTGACCTGTTGTCCATGTATCGGTAAAGTATTCAGTAGCCGTTAGATTATCAAAAAATTCTTTAATTGTTTTTACTTTATTTAAACATACACTTGATTTAAATACATGAATAGTCATTGCTGTTGAAGTTGTTTCATTAGCTGAATGAAGCATAACCAACATTTTATTTTTTTCATTATATCCTGTACTTACAGCATAATCGTTTACAACACTTAACATGTGTGAAGTATAATTGTAATATTGAATTTGTCCTGAAGTATTATTTCCTGCATTTAATTCTCTTAAAGTCTGTCGTCTGTTACAGAATAATCTTCTAGGTCTAATTCCTTCAGGAAGAACGTGATTAACTTTTGTCCAACCTATTTGATATTCCATGCTCTCGGTATATTGATGATAACCATTCCAAGTAACATATCCTGTTCTGGAAAGAGAGTAATATTGTCCCCAAGGATATTGGTCTGTTTGATATATGCTCTTATTATAATTAGTCCAAGAGGAATAAGTTTGTGTTGTTAAATCAGAATGAGTTATATCAGTACCAAAATCTGCATAGTTGTAAGAGTGCATAGCATCACTACAAATACCAAATCTATGGCCTGCTGTTGAATGTGTACCTTGTCCCCAAGGATTTCCTACGATTTTATGGCCAGAATCAAAAACTCTAAATGACCAACCGCCATTACCATCTCCACTATCACCTAAAAATCCGTATAAAGGTAAACCTTCTTTACGACTATCTGTTTTTGATAAAACTAATTGTGATATTGATGCCATAGTATTTTTTTCCTAAAATTTCTTGTTTTTAATTATAAAAGCTTTTACTTTCATATTTAAATTATGTTAATAACCATCCAATATAAGATGATGTAACGTCTGGTGTAGTTTTAAATGTCAATCTAATAGTAGCATAGTTTTGGTCGCAAGTTAAATTTTCGTTTGCATTTGCTATTTTATATCCACCAGCTTGAGCTACTGTAAGATTATTTGTTGCCCAAGTTCCAAATGAATCAACAAATAAAACCTGGTCATTATCTGCAGGAGTACTTGGTAAAGTCATAGTAAATCCGGCAGCTGTTGTGTTAATTATATAAGCACCACCTGCGGCCGCTGTAAAATTGGCTTGTTTATATTCCCATAAAATTGAACTTGCAGAAGCCCAAACAGGATTTTGGCCAGCACCTTTAGTTTGTAAAACTTGTCCACTTGTTCCAGCTGGTAATCTTGCTACACCTGAAGCATCTCTATATAACAAATCACCATGAGTCGTAAGTGCTGTTACGTCTGCTCCTTTTTGTGCTAATTTACTCCAATATGTTGCACTTGAAGTAGCGTTTCCTGTGGAAGCTAAAATACAAATAAATGTTTCTCCTCCAAATGTTACAATGTCATCTACTACATAAGCTGTAGAGTTATTGTAAGCACCTTGAAATACTGGTTTAATTCTTCCTAAATTGAGTGTTGCCATAATTATTTTTTCTTTCTTATATTTATACTAGTTTATACTTCCATTTTTAAACTATTGTTTTTACCATAAAAATCATAATTTTTATGTTATATTTATTACTAAATCTCCATTAACAACAGAAAAACTTGTACCTGCGTGTGCCATAAAACTACCTAAAAACACATCTTCTTGTAATTTTGTTTGTTTTCTTGTTAATATATTATCAACAAAGTTAGTGCTTATTAATTTTAATTCTTCTTTATGTTCAGGAGTTGATATACTACCACCTAATTTACTATGTTTATTATCAAAATAAAATAAATCAGCCACAGCACTACCAGGAACTATACTATCATCAAGTTTTGGAACAACAATTGTAACTGTTGCGCCTCCAGTACCAATAGTACCTGACGTTGTTACGCCTGTTGTATAAGCTGCACCACCTGCATGAGTTCCATCTGAAGTTGTTGAAAAACTAAAATTATGAAGTAATAACGTAGAACTCGAAACATTGAAAACGTAAGTGTAACCTTCATAAAATTTGATTGAGTTTCTAGCTTTAGGTAAATGAGAATAAGGAGTTTCATCTTCTCCTCCATCTATTTGAAATCTTCCAGCATCACCGGTAATATACATTTTTGTTCCAGTGCTATTAAAAGTAATTCCTTTTGGATTTATATTATTTGTTCTTAATAAAAAGTTAGCGTTAGTTGGTTGCACACTTACTAAATTAAATCCTGTGTTTAAAGGATATTCGTAAATTGTATTTGTTGCATTATTAATAGCAAACAATTTAGTTCCAGTGGCGTTAAAAGTTATTGCATTAAGATTTGGAGCTGAAGAAGTGTGGTCATATGCAGCTAAATATACTACGCTAACTAAATCAAAAGGTGTGGATAAAGTATAAGCAGTTGTAAGATTATCTGTATCGCCTGAAACATAAAAAACACTTCCAGTTGCGTTAGTAGCTAAACCTTTTACTGCCGTATCTGTACCTACTGATGCTCTTTTTGAAAAAGTTGCAGTTGAAATAGTAAAAGCTGTTGACAATGTATATTGTACAATTTGTGGAGCAGTTATACCTTGGTCGTAATTTCCTCCTGAACCTAAAACAAACATTTTTAAACCATCAGTACTGAAAAGTAAATCTCTTGGTTGAGATTCTTTATCATAAGTAGAAAATGTTGATGCATAAGAAGCTGTTGATATATCAAAAGCTACACTGCAATTATATTGATTGATTCTACTATTTGCTGTATCGCAAACAAAAAATCTAGTTCCTGCAACATTCCATTTTATTCCAGAAATACTTATAGTTGCTGGTGTTGCTGCGTTTGATGAATTATATGCTAATTCATTATTCATGTTTAAAGAAAATGAATCAGTAAAAGTAGCTGTAGTTGTAGAATATGGTGTGGCTAAAGAAAATTCAAAAACGCTATCGTTACCAGAAATTCTTGTAACTGTTCTATTAATAGTTCTTGGCACTGTTGATAACAACACTCCAAAGAAATCACTTTTTTCTTTTTTACTTAATTTAAAATCTATATATGCGCTCATATTTTTATACTATTTATTAATCGTTTTCTGTTATTTTCCAACCGTAAGTTGCACCTGTGTAAACTAAAACAAATCCTGCATGTTTAACATTCACAGTCATATCTTCATTTAATCCCATTATTTTTAAACTGTTTCTAGTTATAGTTAAAATATTGGTATCAAAAGTGCCGTTTAAATCTAAAAATTGTATTTCGTCACCTAATAAAGGAGAAGCTGGTAATCTTACAGTAGCAGTTGCTGCTGATGTATTTACAAAAATTCTATCATTAGATGCTGCTTGAACTATAGTTGAACCATCTCCTATAACTGTTGAGTAAGGGTTGCCGCCTCCTAATCCTGTCCAAGAATTACCATTATATCCTTCCCACTGATTCAAAGTTGTGTTATATCTAAATCCACCTGTATATAAAGATACGCCTGTGGGTCTTTCTGCTGTTGTACCAGTAGGTGGCACCCAAGCTCCTGTGCCGGCGAAATCTCTTGTCAAATATCCTAATACAGCACCTTCTGTCGGAATAGCTGTATTACTATTACCAGATAATGTTTCGTCTATTGAAAATTCATTAATCGTAGCACCTAATTGAGCACCGATAGAACCAAGTTGTAATTCAGATAATCCTGAAAGGTCAAAAGCGTCAGCATTTAAAGTTGCAATACCTGTTGCCTGTTGAATACGGAATAAATCTCCTACTCTAAAATCTCCATCTTGGTCTGTAGAAACGAAATAAACACGGCCTCCTAATAATTCTTCTACCTCGTCTGTTTGGTCAGGCGCTTGTGAAGGAATTCCTGGATAATTAGTTGTTACTACATCGCCAGTTCCTACATTTAAAAAGTCATGGCCTGTTAATCGGACGTTTGAAAATTTTGTCGTAATAAGAGTTGCGTTATTATTACCTACAGCACCATCAAGTTGAGTAACGCTATCTGTTAAACGTATAGTCGCTGTACCTGCAGCAGTGTTTTCTTCTGTTACTAAGTTAACACGATAATATCTGGAGTTGCCAGTAAATTTAACGTTTGCTCCTACAGTTATTACACCTGCTGTAGATAAAGATGTAGATCCTGATTTTACTGAAATAATAGGACCTAATTGCCCTTGTTGTGCAACGTTTGTGGAATCTGAAGGACCAAAAGTTGCATTTAAAGTAACTTGAAATACTGATGAATTTTCTTTTGTAATAGTAATGACTTCACCTTTTTGGAAATTTCCAACTCTATTTGTTATGTGAATATTATTTAATTGTGTGTTATATCTTAAAAACTTAGCAGTTGCACCTGACGTAACTCCTACAATATTAGCGTTTCCTGAACCGTTAATTGCAATTGCTCCTGAAATATCTGATTGTGTTGCAAGACCTATAAAACCTCCAGGTCCAACTGATGATAAAGTGGCGTTATATCTAAGCATTTCACCATTACCTTGTATTTGAATAGGAGTTTCAGCAACTAATTGACCTGTAGCAACAGCGCCTTGTTCACCATAACAAGATGAACCGTTTAGACTTCTTATGAAACCACCTTCTGAAGCAAAATAAGATTTATTACAGAAATAAGTAAAACAAGAAACCATTTCTGCTCGACCATTTCCGTGACACCAAATACCTATACCGTCAGAATTAATTTGTGTAAAGTGTGTTGCTAAAATAGATTTATTACTTGCAGCGTTTGTATGTAAAAGGCCATCTATTTTTATACCAACAGCGTTGGGATTGTAAGATGTCATATCTTGTAGATATGGAGATTGAGTTAAAATTGCTCCTGCAGGATCTAATGAAGTTAAAACAGCACCACCAAAACCTGTGTTGGCAGCTAAATGTGTAGAAGTGCCAGTCATACCTCTTAATGTCATTAATCGTAAATTTGTACCATCATTTAATAACCACATATAAGAAGCGTTGTTTGCTTCTAATGATGCAATCTGAACTGTTAAGGTACCTGTACCACCACAACCAATTGTAGCTGCACTTAGTGTTGCAGTATTTCCTATTTCGTATCCGAAACCACCATGGTAAACAGCAACAGCTGTAACAGAAACTCCCGTAATTGTAACGTTTACTACTAATCCATCTCCTGAACCTGTAGCTGTTGTTGGGTGTTTATATTTGTAAGTTCCTGGTGTAGCACCTGAAATTGTAGATGCGAATGAAATTGTTGCAGCTGTAGATGAATACCCCGATTCAGGTCTTACTTCGACAGCTCTTAATGCTTCACCTCTTACTGTTACGTTAGCAGGCACAACTAATGGTAAATGTTCTTTATAAGAACCTGCTTTTACCCACACCATATCTCCGAAGCCAACACTGTTTATAGTTAGTGTCATGTTAGTAGCGTTGCCTAAGTATGATGCACCGTTAATTGTAACAGTATCGCCAGTAACAAAATTTTTACCGCCATTTGTAATTTTTACATTTGAAACAGTAGGCACTGTTGAACCATCTAATGTAATTCTAAAAGTAGCTCCTGTTCCTGTTCCTGAAGTTGTGAAAGTAGAAACGTCAAATACTCCTCCTGCTCCTCCTACACCTCCCGAAACACTTGTTAAATCTAATATATCACTTTTGTTAGAAGCAGTTAAAGCAGCTTTAATAGTTTTTTTAGGTAAAGTTTTTGAACCAGGATTTGAGTCGTTACCTGAATTTGAAACATAAATTACGTTTTTACCAGCTTCATCTAAACGCCATTCAGGTATTGAACCGTTTGAAGTTAATATCGAACCTTGTGGACCTAAATCTAATCTTGTTGGTGCACCTGAAGCGTTAAGAATAATCATATCGCCAGATTCAGTCATCACGTTGCCTTCATCACCAACTGCTAATGTTTCCCAAACAAATTCGTTTGTTCCAGGAGTTATTCCACTTTGTCTATCTTTTTTCTGTATGTAAGATGAACCTAAATGTCTTACAACTTCGCCAATTAAATATGTTGTGCCTGAAGAATATGCTCCTTGATATTTAAAACCTGTTGTAACTAAATTCCAATAAGTTGAATTTACTGCACCTGTTGCCTGTACAGCAGGATATTGATTTGAATGATTTGAGTTTGATACGTAAGAGTTACCTCCGTAATTAACTACATCTCCTGTTTTATATGCAGTGCCGTATGAAAATGTTCCTGTAGGTTTATAACCTGTTGTTACAACGTCCCAATATGCGTTATCTGTAGGAGTATTTCCTGCTGGAGTTTCTTGTATTGCAACGTAAGTATAACCACCGTAAGTTACTACATCGCCTGTTTGATAATTTGTAGAAGGATTGTAACTATCTTCCCATTGTAAACCTTCAGTGTAAACACTAAATTTTGTTTCATCAAAAGCTGAAGCACTTGCTGATGATGTATGAGCTGTTGTACAAATCCATAAACTTGCACCGTATTTTACAACATCATTTACTTTGTAGTAAGTACTGATAGCATAAGTTCCTTTGTAATCTGTTGCATCAGAATATAATTCAAAATTAGCTACGTTTAATATTGCTACACCACTTACAGCCGCAGCTGATGTGTGTTGAGTTGTACAACGATATTGTCTTGAACCATATTTTACAACGTCATTTAATTTGTAATGTGTAGAGGCCGCATATGTGCCTTTAAAGAAAAAAGATTCACTGTGTAGTGAATATTTACCAGCAGATAAATCTGTATAAAATCCTGGACTTGTAGATTGAGAAGTATGATTTACTAAAACAACGTAAGAGTTACCACCATATTTTACTATGTCGTCTATAACATAAACAGTTGAAGTTGCCCAATCGCCTCTCCATTTAAATTTTAATCTACCTAATTTGAAATCTGCCATATTTTATCTGTACCTATGCACCAACGTATGTTGTAGAGTTAACTGAAGCAGCTGTATTTTCAAAAGTATCAAAATCGTCAGAAACTAATGCTGTTCTCGCTACTGCTTTGTTTTCTCTCCTTACTAATTCTCCATCACTATTTATAAGATAAGTAGATTTAAAATCGTAAGTAAATTGTTGAAATTTATCGCTATCATTATTGTAATATCTTTTTTTATTCATACACACATTTATTATACTTCCGTTAACTGGAGTAATGGTTAATGTTAGATTATTACCTGAAACATTGAAATCTGAAAAGGCAATTTTCTTAATATTATTTACAAAAACAGCTATCATATTTGCACTACCTATTGAATAAGCTAGTGTAAAAACGTTAGTTCCAGAATCTTGGAGAAAATTTTGAACATCATAATATTCATCTCTTTCATCAACATAATTTGTTTCATCTTTAGGCACTAAATCTGATTTACCTTCTTCAAAATATTTTGAAACTGTAATTTCTTCTGTGCTTTTTTCTCTATCAATAGTTGTTAGATACAACATACCATCAGTTGTTCTTCTTAAACCATTAAAATTTTTTAATTTAGGTATTGTTATATTTTGAGGAACAATATAAGCCATTAAGCAATCTCCAATATACTAGCAAAAACTTCTACATCAGGTGAAGTTGAGTCTTGATTTACTTCAGCCACAATTCTAAGTATATCATTTTGTTCTAAGTTTACAGGCTTATCAAGTGTCAAAGTATTATTCGTGTCAATTTCTAAAGATTTTCCTATATGTCTAAAAGTTGTACCACCATCAATTGTAACTTTTACATCAACTCTAGCGGCATTAATAGAACTTTTGTTTGATATGTACAATGCGTGAATAACAGCAGTTGTAGAAACAGGACAAGTGTATAAATTAGCACTAGAGTTATCTGAAGTAATAACTGCCATGCCTGCATTTTTAAACGTACTTGCCATTTTTTAAATTATCCTCCGAAAACAATTGATAATGCTAATGCATCATCAACCATCGCTATTGTTCCATTTTGATTAGGTAAATATATTGTTCTATCGCCTGTAGGTTCATCTACTGTTAAAGTTGTTTCAAAAGCATTTTCAATCTGACCTTCAAATACTAAATTTGAACCATTTAATATAATATTGTTTGTTGTAACATTTCCTGCTGTAGTAGCACCTTGTAATGTAACAGAACCGGCACCGCCGATTTCTTTAATAATGTTACCACTACTTTTTACATACATTTTACCGTCAGTTACGTTTACGGCCATTTCGCCTATTTCTAAGCTAGATGCTAAAGGTACTGATAAAGCTACTTCTGAGCGTTTTGGTTTAATTACAGTTGGCATAATAAATTATTTTTTAAAAATATTTTTTAATTTATCTACAAATTTGTAATTAACTTTTTCGTCTTTTTTACCTATACTATATCCTATTAAAAAAGATGCAGCCATAACTGTAAGTATTGCAATTAAATGCCAAGTTAAAAATGTCATTAATATGTTCCTCCGTCTATTGTTGTTATTGCTACTGAACCACTTGTTACTAAAAAGTTTGCAGTAGGGAAAAAAGCAACACCAGCGTTTGAAGCTGTTGCTAATTCTCCTGAAATTGTTATTCTATCGCCTGATATTACAGTATCGATACCTTCGCCGGCATATATTGATAATGTTTCTGTTAAATTAATTTGCGTTGTAGAAGATGATTCATCAGAAATATAAAAATAAGGTGTAGCTAATTTACTGTTAGCAATTGAACCTGCTAACATAGCATTTGTTATACCTAAAGCTTTTACGTTTAAAGCATCAGCAGTAATTTCTATTGAACTGTTATCTACAGCTACATCTAATTGATTACCAGATTTTGTTAAAGCAGCACCTGCTACGATTTGACCAGCACCTGAAAATTGTTCAAATATAATTGCACTAGTACCTATAATAGTTGTTACTTCTGTTTGAACGTAACCGTTTGAACCATTTAATGTTCCTTCAGTTACAAATAAAAAATCTCCTGAAGCTACTTCTGCAATTGTATCAAAATCTATTGCTCTTGTTAATATAGTTTTTGCAGCGTTTATTGTATAGATACCGTTATGAGCAGTGTTTGCTTGGTTCTTAACTAAAATTCTATCGCCTGTTTGAACTGTATATGATGTATCTAAAGTTGTTAAAGCATTTTGTAATGTTAAAGTTGCACCTACACCTAAAGTACCATTATCGTAAGTAACTGTACCGCCAGTTAAAACAGCAAGTGTATCAGTTGTAGCTGCTTTAACAGAAGCGTGAACGTGTAGGCCTTCTGCAATAGCATCAACGTAAGCTTTGTTAACTAAAGATTGAGAAGTAAATCCTGCACGGCCTTCGTAACCTGATGGAACAATTACTGTACCTGTTCCGTGTGGAGTTAAATTAATATCTTTGTTTGAAGCAGTTGTCGCAATTGATTGACCATTAACCGTAATATCATCTACGACTAAAGAAGTAATTCCTGAAAGGTCTGTTGTAGCTGCAGCACCTAATGTAATTGTTTGAGCACCAATTGAAACTGAAGGGTTTGCTAATTTTGCGTTTGTAACACCAGCATTTGTTAATTGTGTTGTGCCAATAGACTCATTAATTATATTAAAAGATATTTTATTGTTTGAAACAGTAGTATTAATTTGAGAATTACCTTCAAAATCTAAAGTTTCATTTGTATTAAATGAATCTGTGCCTGTATCACCTGTAATTGTAAAATTAGAATAAACAGTTTGAAATGCTAAATTTCCATTACCATCTGTTTTTAAAAATTGACCGGCAGTTCCATCTATAGGTAATGTAAATACTGTATTGGTAGCCAAAGATGCAGGGGCTTTTAAATCTATATGATTTGTTCCATTATTTGTAGCTTCGTTAAATCTAACGTAACCACCTTCAACTGCACTGTTACCAACAATTAATCTATCTGTCGCTTTATTAGCATCTACTACGATTGATGAATTTTCGGTTAATGTACCTGGAGCATGATCTAATAAATCTGTAAAATACTTACCGCCTATAACATCAATGACGTTTGCATCACCATTTCCATCAACACCGCCAGTACCTATAAAAAATCTGTCTCCGTTATTATTATAGACACCTGTACCGTATGAATAAGCTACTTCTCCTAATTTAAGAGTACCCGGCTTATTTACTGAACTAGTACGTTTTATCCTTAAAATAGTTGACATCTTTAATATTCTCCACCATTCATAGTTAACGTACCTGTAGTTGTAATAATTTCGGTTCTAGTTACAAATTTATCGTGACTGGCACTATATTGTAACATGGCACCATCTTCTAAAATAGAAGCATCAACATCTTGTAATAGTCTTAATTTTAAAGCGCCATTTTGCACTAAGGGACCTGATGATGGTATTGTTACAGAAACCTTTTGAGGTCCTGTAGACGTGGATGAGCTTATCCTAGCTGTAGTACCTGAATTTGGATTAATTGTAGCTGTTATATCAACCATCTAAAATACCTTTTTATGTATATTTATATTATCTTTAAGTTATAATATATAATAATTTAAGTAGTTACTTCAGGTCGAACGGTTATGATTCCTTCTAATGCTCTTGTAACAGTGTTTCCAGCTGATACTATTTCTAAATCGTAAACATATCTTTCGCCATCTAAACCAGCTGTTTCAGTAGCCGTTAAAGATAATGTAATAACACCAGTCGTGGGGTCGTTGGCTATTGTAGTTGTAATGGTTGTTCTTGTTCTTGTTGAAGAATAACCTTTAGCCATTTTAGCTCTAGCTGTATAACCTGTAAGATTAAAAACTTCACCATTGATACCTTTTATCGTAACATCTGAAGTAAATGTTGCGCCTTGGTCTATTGATAAGTTTGCTACAGCGGCCATTATTTCGTTTCTTTAGATTCTAACCCTAATTCTTCTGTTATTTTTGCATTATAATATTCAGTCAAAACGTCTATTTTTTCCATCTCTATAGTTAATCTAGTCTTATTAGACTGTATCTCTTGTCTTGCTATAATAATATTTTTCAATCTATCACTGAACTTAGTTTCATCATATTCTTTACCGTTAATTGTAATTGTCATATTCACTCCTTTAATAGTATTATTTATACGATATAAATAGTTATATATTATGGAAAATGACTTAAAAATTATAACAATTAATAGTCAAAATTGGAAAGAACATGAAATCGTATTGAAAGATATTTGTTCTTTATCTGAAAAAGACACCAGTCCAGCTGCTAAAAACATAAATTGGAAAGATTGGCAATCCAATGCATCTTCTTTAATGTATAAAATTGCCATTAAAAAAAGGTACGATTTACCATCAGGAAGTTTTTTTATATTATTAAAAGAAAACAAACCTATAGCATGCAGTGGTTGTTATTTAAGTCCATGGTCAAAAAGTATAATGATAATAGGATCTCGTACATGGACATCTAATAAGTTACGTAAAAATTGGTGGCATGGTAATTTTTTATTACCTAAACAAATTGAATTAGCTAAAGAGCTCAATTGCAAGGCAACAGTTATGACTTTTAACTTATACAATTTGTGGTTATATAAATTTATAGAAAGACTTAAACAAAATAAGGCCGTAACCTTAGGTTATAAGCCTAGCAATTTTTATAAAGATTTTGTTTTATTAGATGATATGTATAACATAAACTCAACGAAACAAAAAATAGCAATAAAACTATTAGATTGTACAGAACAAGAATTTTTAAATAAATACTTACCGGAGAAAATTACATAATATGTTTCCTATATGGGCAAAGATAGATTTTGATTTTGACCAAGAAAAAATCAAACAAGAATTATTAGAAAATAATATACTTGAAAACAGTATGGTTGCTACAACCAATTACAATGAAAAGGGTAACAGTATATGGGACCCAGAAGGAACTTTATTTTCCGAAAAAATATTTGAAAAACAAAAAGAAATACATCATTATAAAAATAGTGATGATGGTCGTTTACTAGTAAAAGGTAATTACAATACCTTTCGTATGTTAAATTTAACCTATCTCCCTGAAAAAGAAATTTCTAAAAAAGATTCTTGGGAAGGAAAATTAGAAACTAATGATCGTTTGCCTTTATGGATAAAATATCAATCACCTTGGAGTTGGAGACCGGATTTAAATATACCATACACTCAACAGGTTATTAAATCACTACCAATAGAATATCCATTAACAATACGTTGCATTGTTCAAAGTCCTCCTAGTATAGGAGTTGTACATAAAGATAGTGGGCCTATAACGAATGAAAAATTTTACAAAAATGGATTTGGTTCAATAACATTAAATATAGCTGCAGGTGGTGGTCATTTATATTTTGAAAATCATAGAACTAAAACGAAACACAACCTAGATGAGAGTAAATATAAAGCATGGCATTTTGATGATTCATGTTTACACTGTACTAATGAAATATCAGATATTAGAATACAATTAAGAATCTTTGCAAAGTTATCGAAGCCGTATATGGATATTTTATCTAAAGAAGATATTATTTTTTAATAATTTTAATAACCCAACCAGTAAGATCGTATTCCCACCACTTGTGTTTAAAAGAAGAACGTCCTGGAAATTTATGATGATTGTTATGCCATCCTTCTCCAAAAGTAATCAATGCTAAAGGTAAACTATTTACCGAGTCATCTTTTATATCAAAGTTTTTATAACCAAAAGGCAACCATGTTGCATGATTAACATAGTTACTTAATACACTAGACCATACTTGACATACAATAGGAAAACAAAATAAAAATATAAATCCTTCAAGTCCAAATAGTAAACTTAATAATAGACCCCAAGAAAATAATATACCAAAGTAATATTCATGTAAAAACAAATGAAATTTATCAACGATTAAATCTCTTATTGGCCATTTATTCCATTTAAAATCATAGTTAGGAAATAAAACTTTCCAACCATTTAATCTAGGACTATGTGGGTCTCCTTCAACATCACTATGAGAATGGTGTTGTCTGTGAACGGCTACCCAACCTATAGATGAACCTGTTCCACCCATAGCACCAAAAAAACTAAAAAGATACTCTAACCATTTTGATATTTTAAAACTCTTATGACTTAAATATCTATGAAAAGTAACAGTGATGCCTAAACAGCCTGTAACGAAATAACCTATAAGTCCAAACACCCACCAATACCATGAAAAGCCACCAAATATTAATGCCCAAAGTATTACAAGAGTAAGTGTAATTTGTAAGGGTATAAAGTATTTTGTATTTGATCTTATTAAATTGGTAAACATAATTATATTTATGCTGTATAAATAGTTATTATTATGGATTACAAAGACTTATTATTTTGCCCATTGGATTTACCAACCCCTCCTGTTATAGACTATAGTAAATTTAAAGTTTGGTATAATGAACAATTAGATTTCAACAAAAAACACAATGTCACAGCCTTAGTAGCCGATGGTAAACAAGAGTATCCATGGGAAGTAAGTTGGGCGTTATGGTGGAATACCTACGATAAACCAAATCCTTGGATATGCAATTTTGAAAAAACATTTCCTGAACTTGTTGAATACTTTAAATTATATCCTTTTAAACAATTTAAAAGCATAAGTTTTTTAGATCAAAAAGAAAGTAGAGATGTATATTTACATACAGATCCAGACAATAGATGGGGTATGAGATTTTATTTATTTAATGGACTAGGAGAAAAATTATATTTTGTAAAAAGTAAAGAACGATTAACAACTCGTTTACGAACTATGGTTGACAACAAATATACAGACTTGTGGGAACATAGTCAAAAAGAAAAGTTATATGCAAAATTTCCTCAAAAAAGATGTGCATGGATGTTAAACAGTATTGATGCATTCCATGGTATAGAAAAAAATCCTAATCCTACGGGAAATAGAGTTACTTGTGTTCTAAATGGCGATTACGATTATAAAAAATTATTTGAGTTGCTTGAAAGAAGTGTAAAAAAATATAAACAATATTCTATTGTTTACTGATTATAATTTTAGTCCAGTTTCTAAGTTTAATTTTAACTCACCATGTATTCTTTGAGGTATAATATCATCAGTTAAAAGTGGGCCGTTGTATTCTTCTACACACTGTTCTAATACGTCATATAAATTTTTATCAAAAGGATCTGCATATAACATTATATGGTCTCTTTCTTCATCACTACCATTAAAAACATTATGATAGTAGTCACCATTTAATATCCATACTTCTCCTAATCCGTAATGTTCTTTATATATTTCGTAAGGATGACCACCAAATGGATGTTGATTACTAACTCCCATCCAACACTTAGAATTAGTTTTTAAAACTATATGCATTATAACTGTGTTTGAATATTTACCACTTACAAATTTAGTATTTGCCACGCCCGCCTGTGATAAAACTTTATGACTATGCCAATGAAAATGGCCTTGAGGCACCAATCTACTTAATCTGGTTCTTTTAGGACTCTTTACAATGTTGTAACAATATTCTAATATGTTAGGACATAACTTACCAACGTCAGTGGGTAAAAAAATAGGTCTACCATATTCGTTAAAATTAAACTCTAACTTCTCATCATTCAATGTGTTTGTGGTGTAGTCCATAAACTGTTTACCATTTTTAACACTATCAATTAAACACATGCCTTGCCAATTTTTAGCTAAAAAATCAAAGAACTCTTTATTCTTTGTTGCAGTCTGATAAGGTAAATAATCAGTGTTTTTGAACTGTTGCAAATCAGATAACATCTCATTTAGCTTGACTTTTTTTATATATTGTGTTAAGTTTAAATGTGGTATTTGAACTAATTTTTTTAAAAATTTTTCTTTTTTATCCATCATAAATATAGTAATACTATTTATAATATGATTATTAGACGATTAAACATAACTGATATTGAACAAGTTTCCGATTTGGTAAATTCCAGATGGAGTAAAGTCAAATTAAAAAGACCAGAATCAGAACACAATCAAACCTTAATAGATAGAATAGTAAAGAGATATGGTGCTTTATCTATAGGCATAGAAAAACAAAACAATTTATCGGGGCTAGGACAAAGTTTAGGTGCTTTTGACGATAATAAAAATTTAATATCAGTAGTAACACAATATTTTGACAGTACACGGCCTTCTTATTATATTGGTAATATGGTTGTGCGTGTAGGTTTAAGTAATCTCTATAATGTTGAATCTATGGGACTAGCTAAATGTATTGATTATTGTGTAGAGTTTGCCGAAACAAAAAATTACTTTCAGTGGTATTGGATTTCTGAAACAAGAGGTTGGAACTTTAGAGAAGAACAATGGTATAAAAATTGTTATGCCTTTAGAAGATACCATGTTTTTATAGACAGTATGTATGGTGTAGGAGATCAACCAATATATCAATATCAAAAAAATATGGTCGGCAATAATGGTGCAAATGCAAAACTAAGTATTAAAATGGCCGTATTAAAACCAGAGTTATTACATAATTATTATAAAGATAAAGGATTGTTAAAAGAAGATTTTGTTCCACTACAATACAAGGAATTAAAAGACGAAGAAAAGTATGTAGGAAAAAGAATAAAAATAGAAGAAACAACTTTAGATAATTTAATGCAATACGAAACATTACTAAAAGATGATGATGTAATGCTTAATCCTGATAATTATAAGGATTGTGTTAAAAATGGAGAGCATAAATATTTTTGTGCTTATATTAATAAAAAATTAGTAGGCACAATAGCTATGGCGAAATACATAAGTGATGAAACAAACGAATTAACAGTATACCATAGATGTTCTTGGACACACAAAGATTTTAGAAAACAAGGTGTATGGAATGCTTTATGGAATTTTAAATTAAATTACATAAACAATAACAAATGGTGTGAAGATAATACAGCACATATTGTTGCTGTGACACCTGGTGATAACAGATACGAAAGTATAGGATGGAAGTTAATAAAGACAATGCCTCCTTTAAAATTTCATAAAGAACAAAATATTTTTGCACAACATTGGAGTTATATAAAAAGAAGAATTAAATTTATAAGTTAATATGTATCAATACACTAAAGATAATCATTTTAAATTTGGATATAACGGCAACTGGTTCGTTGACAAAACCTCAATTGAGGATAACTGGTCAGTTATATATGGACGCTGTCAAAGAACTAATTTAAATTTTAGAGATGAATGTATAAAAGCAGCATCTATTATTTGGGAACAAAGAGAAGGTTTACCGATAGATATATTGTTTTCAGGAGGAATAGATAGTGAAATAGTATTACGTTCTTTTGTAGAAACAAAGGTTCCTATTAATGTAAATATAATTGAATTTGATAATTTTTTAAATGCTTATGACGTTTCGTTCGCTAAATCTATTTGTAATAATTTAAATATAACTCCCATAATACATAAATTAGATGTAGAAAATTTTTGGAAAAGCGGAGAATATTTACAGTACTCGGACATTAGTAAAGCAGTTAGCCCCCAAATATTAACTCATATGTGGTTAATGAATAAATTAGATGGTCTACCTATATTAGGAAGTGGAGATTGTTACACAGTTAGAGTTGATATAGCAGAACAAAAACAATGGAATAAATCTGCTAGAGTTTATACTAACGTTGATTGGGTTTTAGTCGAAAGAGAAAAATTTGCCGCTTGGTATAGATATGCATTTAAACAAAACCGTCCAGCCGTACCTGCTTTTTTCCAATATACACCAGAATTAATGATGTCTATATTAACAGATCCAAAGTCAACAGAATTACATAACAATAAAATAAAAGATAAATTAAGTAATTTAAGTTCAAAATTTGATATGTGTAAAAAATATTGGCCTGAATTAATAACAAGACAAAAATCTACAGGTTTTGAGTTGCTTTATGGTTTAGATAGAATTGTTAGAAAAAAATTAAGAGAAACTAATGGTATATATGAATATGAATATTGGAGTAAAGTTACAGATATTATTAAATACATGAATAACGAAATAAATGAAATGCCTAAAAACTTATCTCCTTTCATTACCAATCCATGTTCTTTACAACAAGATAGTATTAACCAACCGATATAATGAAACATAGTCAATATTTAAATTTAGAATTGCCACTGTTAAATGAAAAAACAATAACATTGTTTAAGAAATTATCAAATAGCCTTTCAAATAGTAATAGTATAAATTTACAAAAAGATGAATATGATGAAATTTTAAATATGTTTATAGACAAATCAGACTTTGATTCCTATTATATATTTAAAAATCCTATGGATGTTTTAAACGCTTCTGTAATAGAACAATTTGAAAAACTATCATTAAAGGTTTATACGATTATACTTTTTGGTAAAATCAAAAAATTTAATGAAAACAAAAGGGTATTAGCTAATAGAGGATTATCCGATTCATTAATACACAGTGATATATATTTTGACGAAAAATCAAATTTTTGGAAACCTTATGTATGCGGCATCAATTCTGAAATAGAAACAGGCTTTCAATATTTTCATTGGTGGAAAAGTAAAAACCTTAAAGAATTATATCCAGGTAAAAGAGAAACAGAAGATCCTGTTTTACGAAAATTAAGTGGAGTTCATTTTGAAGGTAGGTCTAAATATTTCGATAATCCTTTTGAACACTTTGATTTGTTAGAAAAAAAACTAATAGATAATCAAAAAGCAACATTAGTTAGAACAGATATACCTCATAGTATAAGTTATGCTTCTGAAAATAAATTAAGATTTGCTATTAGTATTAGATTTCATCCTGATTCTTTTAAATCATGGGAACATGCACTAGAAATATTTAAACCATTATATGAAACAAACAATTTATGACGTTAGAAGAATTTAAAAAACAAATTGATTATACATCTGTAGCATATAAAACTATTATAAAAAAAAATGGGCCAAACGTTCATATTTTAGCAAGCCATTCAGACCTTAGAGTTGTGGTTTGTTCTGTATGGACAGAAACGATAAATTCATTATTAGATGTAAGTAGTAATTGTTTTGTTAGGCACTCCATCAACTTTAACGAAACAAATAATTCACAAAGTATAAATTCTTTAGAACCATATTTGTTTTATTGTGAAAGAGAAAATTATGTTAAGAAAGAAAAAGAATTCACATTTAACGAACTTTATTACTATAATTTAATGATAGAAAAAGGAGCAGCTTTAGATATATTAAATGGTAATATTAATCACTATAGACGAACAGTGTTAAATGCTATAATTTATCAAGATGTAATTTATGATTTAAAATATAGAGAAGCAAAAGAAATAGTTGAAAAGAATATTGATTTAGATGAAGATAATAATTGGCCTTTTGTATCAGATTATGCAAAAATTATGAATATAGATTTACAAACAGCATCAAAAGAAATAGTATTACAACACAAGTTTTTTAAATCTTTTTTATTAAACACAGAAAGATTAAGAATAAAATTTAAAAAAATTATACAAGACTGTAGTGATATTACAAAAATAAAACCAATAGTAAGTCAGTTTAAAGCTGAAAGTATAATTTATGCAAAACTCTAATTTAATATGGTATAATAGTGTTGACATGTTTCACGCCAAACATGGAATATCATATAATGAATATAAATCTAAACCAGGTTTTGAAATTTTTAGACACATGTTTGGATTTTTTACAGCTAATTTTTCATTAATAGATAGAACAAGAAATATTAATACACCTTTAAAAACATCAATACTGCCGCAGTGTGAAATGCCCGAATTTAAAAAAGTTAATTTAAATTTGGATGAATTATGTCAATCAAGAGCTCGTAACCTTTTAAATAAAGCAAAAGAAAATAATAAAAAATTGGCCATAATGTATAGTGGAGGTATTGATAGTACTCTTATTATGGTAAGTTTGCTGAAGATAGCAACACCTAAAGAATTAAAAGAAAATGTAGTTGTCTTACTTAGTATTGAAAGTATTTTAGAAAACAAATCTTTTTATAAAGAACATATATTAAAAAAATGCATATTGGAAAGTAGTTATGATTTTTATAATTACTTGGGCCATAAAAATTACATTCTTGTAAGCGGAGAAAGTGGTGACCAATTGTTTGGTTCAGCTGTATGTCAAAAAGTTATAGAAAGAAAAGGTAAAGACTACCTATTCTCATACCCTACTTATGAAAAAATTTTTGATTTATTTGCATACAGCGTTTTTCAAGATAGAGTATTAAATAATGCAGACAAACTTACTATAGACAAAATAATAACTCCTTTAAACGTAGTTGTAAACTCCTCACCTATAGAAATTAATACAGTCTATCATTATTTTTGGTGGTTAAATTTTACCTTAAAATGGCAGTCTGTTTATACTAGGACACTTGCCTACACAAGCACACGTTTTCAATCTACCATTAAACCTGAAGAAAACTATTTTACATTTTTTAATACAACTGAAATGCAACTTTGGTGTATGAATAATCCAGATAAACTAATTAAAGACACATGGGAAAGTTACAAATATGTAGCTAAAGATATTATAAACGATTACCATAAAGATGAAGAATACAGAAAAACAAAATTAAAAATAGGAAGTCTTATGAAGATAATTAAAATGGCACCTAGTGCTAAAGCTATTACTTCTGACTTTAAATTTCATAATGAAAAATATCCAAATGATATATGGGAGAATAACAACAGTTTTGTTTGATAAATAAGTATATGAAAATAGTAGAAGAAAATAAGACATTAGATTTATTGCAAGACATTTATCCTGGCAAAATACATAACATTAAAGTTCAAAACGGAGGCAATCTTAAATCACTATCAGTATCTTCAACGTTCTATGGTTATGTTTTTGAAGGAACAGTACAAGCTGCTAATCTCACGGCCACTGCAGGACAGTATTTTTGTTTTACTGCATTACCTGGTTCCGATTATTTTAATATAGACTACTTTGGAGAAACAAATTTTTGTTTAATAGAAAGATTAGGTTTTAAAGGACAAAACCAAGTTGGAGGGCCATTAGAAGAAACAGGCCGTTTAGTTTATATAGATGGATGTTCAGATAGTTTAATAATATATCCTCCTAGACTAGGCGATCCTTCTTTAAACTATTTATTTTTCCCTGAAAAAATAGACCAAACATTTCATATACATCCTAGTTATAGATTAGGAGTTGTAATTGATGGTGAAGGCCAGTCAGATTATTTTGAAAATTCTACAGAAGAAAAACACCTAGAATTAAAAAAAGGTGTTGTGTTTTGTTTACCTAAGATGCAGAAACATAGATTTAAAACTTTTAATAAGAGTATGAAAATTATTGCGTTTCATCCAGACGGAGATTGGGGTCCTACCGACCACAACCATTCAATGTTAAATAGAACTTATTTAAAATAATTAAGTTATTGATTTAGTGATGTTAACAGTAATACCATTAGCAATGTTATAACTTTTTCTTTTTTCCCATATAGCCTTTAAAGTTTCATCTGCTAAAAATTCTTCGTGAGCAGCTAATGATGACCATAAAGCAGAATAACTGTATGTAAGTTTATCATTTGAAACGGATGATGATTCAGACAAAAGTTTTCCTTCTCCTAAAAATCTAATAACAATTTGTTTTGCTATAACAATATCTTCAGGATACATACCTTGAAAAAATTTCACATTAGTATTTGGTCTTGTAGAGGTTCTTTGTACTAGATATGCCATATATGTATTTATAATGGTTTTACGTGCATAAATATACCATACTTTATGAAATTAAAAAATGCATTGATAACCATTAAGAAACTATCAAAATTACGTAAGTTTGAAGATTTATTTTTATACCAAGATACGGTAAAAGATATAATAAATTCAGTAAATGATAATCAATTAAAATGTAAAAAATGGTTAATAGAAAATCTAAAATCAGTTATAAATTTAAAAAGTAATCCTAAAATATGTGTTGCAGCTGGATGGTATTGCACATTAGGTTTAGATTTAAGAAAATTAACAGATAATACTATCACTTCTTTTGATAAAAATCCACTATGTAAAGATGTAGGAGAAATATTTAATTCTAAATCAAATATTAACTTTGAAGTTAAAGACATTATAGATTTTGATTGTAAAGATTATGATATTATTATATGCACTTCGTGTGAACATATTCCTCAACAAAATATCAATAAGTTTTTAATAAACAAAAAAAAAGATAGTATCGTTGTTTTACAGTCCAATAACTATAAAAAGGTTAGTCAACATATTAACTGTAAAAATACCGTTGATGAGTTTTTATCTGAATACAGTTATACAAAATTGCTTTATAAAGGTTCTATAGACTTAAAAAAATACAATAGACATATGGTAATTTTTACATAATGATTAAAATTTTTACAGTATATTTTAAAGGCAAATATGAACCAAAATACGTTACAAATTTATATAGAGCTTTAAAAAAATACTATAGTGGACAATTTGAGTTTACATGTTATAGTGATACAGACGAAATAGAAGCCGACCGAGTAATAAAGTTACCAGAAAATTCAGAAATAAAATTACATTGGCATAAGTTAAAATTTTTTAGTCCTTTGTTTGGTAATCAAAAGCCAGGTGATGAAATTATAGTGTTAGATATTGACCAGATTATAGTAAATAATATAGACGAAATGATTAATTGGCCTGTAGGTGAAAATGAATTAATATCTTATAAAAAATGGTGGAAAATAGGAGATACCAATAAAGGCAATACTGTAAAACTAAATGGTGGCTGGTATAAATTTAAATCTGGTTCATTGAAGTGTGTTTGGGACAAATTTAGCCAGAGCCCCAAAAGTATTGAAAAATGGCAAACACATTACTTCAATAATGGAACTGTACACTTTAAATATTATGGTGAACAAAATTTTGTAGAAGATACGTGTGTTGAAAATAATATTAAAATTACTCACATGCCTGGAGAATGGATTTGTAAATATACGAATGATAAAGATGCAAATTTAATGTACAGTCAAAAATATATGCAACTATTTAATCAAGATCATATGATATTATATAAACCTAATAGTGTTTTAAAAATTGTGCATTTTGCTGGAGCTAAATTAAACGATACCATACACGACTGTACAGACAATTGGATTAAGGATTATTGGCAATGAGAATAATTTGTGTTAAAACTGGTAATAAATTTTCTGAGTGGTATGTTAAAAATTTAAAACATATGATAGATACATACTCTGGTTTAAAATATGATAGCTTTGAAGTTATACGAGAAAATAAATTTGAAGGCGTTTTTAATAAATTGCAAATGTTTAATGATTACAAAGATGGTGAAAATCTTTATTTTGATTTGGATATTGTTATTAAAGATACAGTGCCCAATTTAATCAGAAAAGACTTTACAGTATTAAAAGCATGGTGGAGAAAAGAATTTCATACACCTTTAAATTCATCTATCATATCTTGGACAGGTGATGTATCACACATATACAATAAGTTTATAGAAAATCCTAACTATTATATGTTAAAATATAATAGAGGTATAGATCAGTTCATATATGAAAATATAAAATACGATACTTATGATAAAGTATGTTATTCAATACAAAATCAAGAATATGAAAAAGAAAATAAAGAGTATAGTATTTGTTTGTTCAATCAAAGAAGAATGTTAATGGAAGAAGGTTGGACTGGTTGGTGGAAAAATTATTTTATATCTTATTCTTAATACTTAAAAGTGCTGTCAATACTTCAAAAGGTGTAGTAGCTGTTCTAATTTTTAATTTTAATTCTTCATCTATAGAATTTTTAACTAAATCTTGTTCAAAAGCATTTACCTTAAAATTATACAACTTATCACTTAATGTTTCTGGGTTATAGTTAACAAAAAAATCATTTATTAATTTAAAAAAATTTTCATTTAATTCTACGCCTTTTTTTTCTACAATTTTATTTAGAATACTATTAAATGCTTTCTTTTGTGTTTCAAGGTGCAAATCTGTATTTGCGTGTATTTGTTCAAGGGTAACCAAAGTTAATAAATGTTTATATTCAGAACCACTAATGTTAAATTCTAAAATATGAGATATTGTTTGTTCATTACTTTTTAACAAACATTCTATAAGTTTTCTATCACTATCTATAAACCTGGCAGTTATTAAATTCTCTTTAGTTATATTCATAATTAATTATGCTTGTAATACCTTTAAAAAATATGTACTTGCTGTTGTAACTGCTCCATCAGGAAATTCTTGTGACCTATAGTCATCAGCACCAACTTGTAAAGTTGCAAAATTACCTACTCCACTTAATATTGTATTAGCCATACCTGTTCCTCTCGAATTACCTGAACCATTTATATTATAAGATAAACTATAACCTGCTGTATTTTGAACAGCTGTGTATCTAATCCAATCTTGTAACAAACTTGCAAACGTTGCACTATTGTATTCTCTTAAATTATTATCACTTGTAATAAACAATGGAACATCATAAGCATTATTTACACCATTAATTCTATGTAAATAATAACTATTTATAGTAATTGGTTGGTCTAAGGCTTCTGGAATTTCAGCGGCAGAATATAAAGAAGTATTTGCTCTTGTGTCTGTAAATATAGGTGTTGCAGATACTAATGTTGCACCGGCCTCCGAGGTTAAAGTTGAAACAAAAAATGTTCCTGCTTGTTGATATGTTACTAAATCATCCGTCAACAAAGTTATTGCTGGATAGATAAAAGTATCTAACACATCTTGTATATTCATAGCTTGCACGTGATTTTGAGATGTTAAATAAACAGGCCATGTTTTAAAATCGTCACTTGTAGGCACGATACCTGTTGTACGTGTTTCGTTTACTCTACTAAAATTTACGGTAACAGTTGTTGGTTCGTCTGTGGTAGCTTCAGGAACAAAACCAGTTGTGCTTGTTGAAGCTGCACCTGCCTGCAATCTTGTATCGCTTATATTACCTAAACTGCCTGCTGAACCTACTACGGATAATAAAACGGATGGATTTAAAGAATATTGATATATTATTTGGTCAATTATAGCATTAATCTGAGCAGAGCTCATTTGTTTTAAGTCGCCAGATAAATTGTATAAAGGTACTCTAACTGCCATATCAACATCCTAGTCTGTTATTAAGCACCAGCTCCATACAAAGTTTTTACCGCTGTTCCAGCTGAATTAAGAATTTGTAATGTTACAGTACTATTTAATTTTGTTGCAGTAATAGCAGCATTTACTATTTTTGTGTTTGTTACTTGATTAGTTCCTATCATAGTTTCTGTAACAGTTGAAGTATCACCTGAAGTAATTAAAGTACCTGTAATATTAGGTATTGTTATTATTCTATCAACTGTTGGATTTGCCACCGTTATTATTGTTTCAAAAGCATCATTAGATGAACCTTCAAATACAATTGTACCGTTTGTTAATAAATTTAAAGTAGTAGTATCTACACTAGGAGATGTTATTGTACCTACAACGTTTAATGAATCGTTTATATTTAATATAGTAGAATCTACTGATCTTATTGTGCTGCCACTAAATTCAATAGTTCCTAATCTATGTAAAGTTCCATTGGCCGTTAAATTATTTGTAATCGTAACACTATTAGTTAAACTTACAGTTAAAGTATCAACCGCTGATACAACGGCATTAATTTGATTTGATGCACCAAAAACTTTTAATTTTTCGCCAGGAGCAATAATTTGAAATGATGAAGTAGAATCTTCAATACCAAAACCAACGGAAGAATAAACAGCAGTACCCAACTCAACCATAGCTCCACATATAGATGTAGCAGATATACCGGCTGTAGATAATATAGAAGGATCACCAAAATCAACTTGTGTTAAATTATTTAATTTAACTCTTAATTGTTCTAGTGTATCTGATGTATTGAATATTGTAAAAGCCATTGTTTATTTTTTAATTACCTCTTTTAATAATTCTTTTATTTCAAATAATTCTTGTTTTAGAATATTTATTTCTTTTATTGTACTTCTTATTTGATCGCCTTGTTGTTCACGTGATTTAATTCTATTCATATATAATTGATATTCATTTTTGTTTGTATTAACAATAGCATTTGATTTTACATCTCTAATTAAATCTTCATGTCCCATTACTTTTAATTTCATACTATACCGCTAATGCTATTCCTCTTAAATCCCTTATAATTGGAGGATAAGAAGAAATAGTTCCTTTTAAAACTACTTTTAATTGAAATGCTGAAAATTCTAATAAATTATTAGCTGAATATTTGTATTCTTTAAATACATTTGTACTTTCAGGAGGAGTAACAGTAATATCTTCTTGTCCTTCTGAATTAAAAGGAATCCAAGATAATTCGTTTATGTTCCTTACTTCTGCTGAACTTGATACACGGTAAAAAACTCTAATTTTTGAAGTTGCTGGCACGTTTGCTGTTAATCTTATATCCAATGCACTAGAAGAATTTTCTAGTGTTGTTGTTTTAGTACAATAAACAGCAGCTGTTGATGTACCAGTATTTGCTATATCACTTATAAAATTAGGTGTATTTCCAACTGTTGGATCGTTTAATCTATTTTGAATTGCAACCATACTGATTCTTGAAGTATCTAATACAGGAGATACTTTTGTATTTGTAGTATTTAAAGTTAAATTTATAAACAAAGATTTAGAACCTGACATTTCATTTGTTTGATTTATAGAACTTGCAACCATTTTTGGTTCTGTAAAATATATATTATCAGAAGCAATTATATTAATTGCTTTATTTGCACTTTGTAAACTAAATTCTGATTCTGTACCATGTATAGATTTTCCTGTAGTTGCTCTTAAATCATAAAATATTGAAGTACCAGCTACCGTTAAAACTCCAAGGTTAGTACAAGCTACGTCAAATAATCTATTTTCCGTTGCTCTAATAGCTGAACCTCCAACATCTCCTGTAGATGTAGCCGTTCCAGCAGTTGTAATATCGTAACTGTCTAAAGTTATATTTGAAATAAATGTGTAAGTTCCGTTTATTTGTGTATGTAATATTCCATTATATGTTCCAGCAGGCACACCTGAAATAGTAACATTATTATTTGCACCATGCATACCATGATTTTTATGGAACACTCTTATAACTCCTGAACCACTTGTAGTTCTTAAAGAATTTAATGGTAAAGTTTTTAAAGGTAATTCGTCATTAACTAAAGTAACAACACCAGTTACGTTTTCGAATTCAGCTCTTCTTATTCTAAATTTTAAATCTTCATTTTGTTCAGCAGTCCAAGTTGAACCATTTTGAGATTTGAAGAAAACTCCTGCATAAGGATTGGCAGATATTGTTCTATCAGAACCAACTTGTGTATCTCCGACTCTAGCCACCCAAGCATTATAATTATCGCAATTTGATAATAAACATAAGCAATATTCCGTTTTTTCTTGTAGATAAACTGGAGATGGAAAAGTAAATTTTGTAGCTACAGTAGAGTCAGCACTTATACTTACAGAGCTTGGATTTAGTACAACTTCACTAAATGGTAATATCGTTCTTGAAGGATATCCATTTACAACTTCTCTTATTTGTAATGTAACTGGAATATTAGCATCTTTAGATTGAAAGAATATATCAACAGAAGTTGCAAAAACTCCGCCATCATCATCTACTAAAAATGTTTGAGCAATAGGGTCAATCCAACCCACGACTTCAGTTGTTGTTCTTGTTGATGCTCTTGTAATATTTCTAGTATCGTTTACAGTTTGTCTTACTAATTGGGCTTCTCTAGTTGATACAATTGTATTTTGTACAGTTTCTAAAGAGCCTCTAGCAATGTAATCTGCTTCAGCAGAAGTTTCAACATCTGTTGTTGAATTTGTAACTGAACTAGTTAATCTGAATACTCTTTGGCCTGTTCTCCATCTAGGGTTATTATCATTAGTTGGATCAGGTATAGCGAATGTTCCTGTTACGGCACCGTTTGCATCTGTAACTATATTTCCACCTAAAGAACCACCTGTAGGAGTAATATATGAAGTAATAGCAACGTTATCAAAATAAGCATATACTCTTGTATTCGGTTTCATTCTTGTAGCAGTAAAAGTAATTGTTCTACTTCTTATGAAAGGTATAAATGCTATATTTAATACTCTATCACCTAAAGAAGTTCTTACAACTTGAGGAACTAAAGCGGATCTAATACCTGTTCTTGTTTGAGAAACGGCTTGAGTTGAAGTTGTTGTAACATCAGCTACCCAAGGTCTCCTTCCACCTCCTCCTGCATCTCTAGTACCACCTCGTTCTACAGTTTCTACCGGAGTACCTTGCCAAAAATCTTGCCATTCATTCCATACAGTGTCTATTTCTACACTGTCTAAGTTAGGATTTCCTAAACCAGCTACCATTGTATCAAAAGAACCTGATTGATTTATTAATAAATCGGGAACTCTATTTGTTTCTTTCCATTCATCGCCTGGAGGATTAAGTGTAACTGAACCAGCCCATGTAAAAATATTAAAAGGATTTACATTTACATATTTACTTGCATATGATTGTTCTATCATACTCACTTCTGAATATGGTAAAGTAATTAAATCTCCAGTTTTTTGATAGTTTGCTGCCGTTCTATCTGATTGAATAATAGTTGTGCCATCGTCATCTGCTTCAATTAATTGTATTGATTCAGAATTAAACATTGGTCTTACAAAACCACCTGACATATCCATAGAAACTTTATAGTCAACATTTCCAGTATCACCAATGCCGTGTCCTGTAAAGTTATCTACGATAAATCCATTTTTAAACCTATCAAATCCTTCTGCGTCTTGTATTTGTAAAGATTGAGCTTGAGTTTCTAGTAAAGACAATTGAGTGTAATATTCTACGTTCTCAATTCTTTTTTCTAAACGGCCAATATCTCTCATAGTATATCGTTTATTATCTATTTGTTTTATTTTCAAATCTTTTACATCTATAGTATAAGGATTTAAAAATAAAGTATAAAGATGCATAGCATTATCAATATTTTTTGGCACGTTAGGAAGATAAGCGCTTGCTCCTTCTACTACTTTAAAACTACCATTTTTATCTAAAAATATTTTATCAATTCGTGATAAGTAAAATTCAAAATCCGTTAAAACATCAGAATTAAATTTTATTGGATCTACAGTTGAAGCACCAGTGCCACTATAAAATTTATGATTTGTAGAACCTATAATAGTAGAAGTATCATCTACTCTTGGTCTAAAATCTAAACAATCTCTTAAATCAAAAAGTGTACCTGAAGTATCAGAAGTGTATGAAGGAATATTTGTATAAGTTATAGTGCCTGAATAAGAATCAACATCAAAATAGTCTCCTGCACCATGAGAAAAATAATCAAAATTAATTAATAATTGGCCTATTGGTTGAATAGCTCCAGTTTTTAATTTAATACTACCTATATCGTAAAAATTATCTCTTTGACCTGTATCTAAATCAAATCTTGACGTAATATTTGTATCGCTAGTTGTTGCAGGTGTGGCAAAATTTGCTGACATATAAACTGCATTTAATTTAAACACATCTGCTTTTGCTAATCCTATTGCTCCAGATTGTATTATTGTCTGAGAAGAAATAGCAACGGATGAAGCTAAATTTAATGTTTTTGTTTTTGATCCAGCACTTGTTCTATTTACTGTTGCTAAAATTTTTATCTTTGTACTTGAATAAGGAGCTCCAAAATTTAATGTAAGTGTTTTGCCTGTAGGAGAACCACCTAATGTAAATACACCAGCACCTGATAAACTTAATACGTTACCTACTACTGAAGTGCCTGCGGCTGACATAACAGAAACAGTATAATCTCCTTCATCTAAAGAATTAAAAGTTTCATTTGTGCCTGCTGTAATTGATGCCGAACCTGAAGATAACGTTACTACATATTGCCTTCTTACTTTAAAACTAGTATCAGTCAAACCTGCGTTTGAAGTTGTTTTTAAAGTTTTAATATTACTGTATGGTAATTTAAATATTGAAATATTTTTATTAGACCCTTGTATTTTTGCTCTTTTTCTTGTTGCTACTGTTTTTGTAGAAACATCAGAAGCCCCAACAGGAGATGATAATTCTAAAATATTATTAGATGTTATAGATTCAATCGTTCTTTCTATAACAACACCTGCATCTGTTGTAAATTCAATTTTATCACCAATTCTTAATTCTGTATTAAATAATGTACCAAATCCTGTAACAGTTGAACCGTTATTTGCAACTGATAAATTTCCAAATACTGGATAATTATCGCCATATGTGCTATCTAAAGCTGCATCAGCTGTAAATGTAGGAGATCCTGCCATACCAATTTGTTTTACAGAAGATAAATCGAAAGACTCACTGCCTTTATATCCATATCTATCTTGTTGTATAACAGCTGTTAATCCTGATGTAGATCCTGTAAGTGTTTCTCCTGCAATAAAATTTCCTTTAACATCATCTAATACTACAAGTCCATGTGATAATGTTGGTGCAGAAACATAACTTGTTACGGTTACTGGATTTACTCCTGATGCATCATATAATTGAAATGTGTTTGTTGTAGGATTTTTAACTGTATAAACAGTAGGTGTTGATACAGCCGAAGAATCAACAGAATAAACTCCTCCTGTTAAAGTTATTTGCATACCTTCTTTAAGTGAATGTGATGAAAGAGAAACTTCTCCTGGACTGGCAACTGAAATACTAGATACTGAAGAAATTTTTACTGATGTTTCTTGTTGTACTAAACCTGTAGCTCCAGAAACTGAACCTGTAACTTTTTCTCCGTTAGTAAAAACAACGCCTGTTAAAGTATCTATATGTGTAAACATTTCTATATCAAATAGATAATGTCGATATATTGCACTTGTTAATGCTGAACTTGAAAATATATTTGCAGAAGCTGGTCCTGTAACATATTGAAAGCCTCGTGTTTTAGCTCTACCAATTTTAGGAACAGATACGCCAGAAGATACTCTTTCACTTCCTCTTACAACAGTAAGTCCGTTATATAAATTTACATTTTTAAATGCTTCTGTTTCTCCTGAAACAAAAGAAATATCGGGAGAACCAAATACGTTTGTTACATTGATAAAATTTTCTACATCAAATCTAGTATTAAATGCATTTTGAGTTTCAAAATCTCTTGCTTTGTTTACATCTAAAAAAGTAGTACCTATAGTTTCTATTTCAAAACCTCTTACGTAAGCTTTTCCTGGAGATAATCCTACAGCTAGTTTTGATTCAACTCCACCATTACCTGAACTGTAAATACCTCTATTGTTACCACTTATTAAATGTTCTCTAACATCTAAATCGAAATCTTTTACGGAGTAATCTCCTGATTCATCAAACGTTCTTCTTGCTAGTGTATCTTCTAGTATTGAATAATTTGTAGAACGAACTTGATTTTGTCTTATACCATTTTTTAATCTTAACAATTCAACAAAATTACTATCCGCATTTGAAGCTATTAATCTCTTACTAAGAACTAAATTTATTTTGAATCTGTTTGCGCCTGGTGCATTTATGTTTGACGAGCCATTTGCATTATCGTTTAAAGATGTATCATCATTTGAAGTAATAATACTTTCTACTATTTCAACACCTACTCTATAACTTGGCGTATTCGTGTACTTGTCTAATATTAAAGTTTGAGAAGTTACTTGAACAAAAAATCCATTAATATAATAAACTCCTTCTGCTATAGATGCCGCTGAACCTGTTGCAACTCCTGATACAACTGCTGAAACTGCTGTTGCTACTCCATTTATAGTTGCTGTACCTGAAATAGTTTCACCTACTGTAAATGCTGTTGAAGTCTTAGAAGTTCCTGAGTCTAAGTATTTTACATAAATTGTATTTGGGTCTACACCATCAGTGATTACAGAATTAACACAATCTGCTCTTACACCTGAAGTAACGCCAGTAAAAATAGTATTTTTTAAATTCGCTAAAGTTGTTGTTCCTGAAAAGCTTGTTAATTTAACAGCATAATAGTTTATATCAAAAGTTATTTCACCTGGAATAACCATTGCATTTTTTTCAAAAACATGGTCTCCAAATCTTTCAACTTGATTTTGTAATATTGTTTGAGATTGAGTTAATTCTCTTGCTTGAACAGCAACGCCTGGTCTATAAAGTATTCTATGAAATTTTTTATCTTCATTAAAATCATCAAAGTGAGGCGAGAGATTAAAGTCTGTTGGACTTGGCATTTTTCTCCTTAAAACTCAATTACTAATTTAATATTTTCCGTCTGATCTGCGGCCCTTGTTATTGGCGCTCTATTTTCAATATATAAAACATCACCTTTATGTATATCTACTTCTGCACCTCTATAACCATTTGTAAATGTAATTTGATCCGCTGTTTCACTTGCTACTGCACTAGGAGTAGCTGTAGCGGCTGAAGTTGATCCTGTAATTATATTTGTACCACTAAAAGCCGTTAAATTACCATTAGAATCTAAACCTTCATTATTAAATCTTGTTTGTATGTAATGTAAAATTCTGTTTGCTGAATCCCATTCAACAACTTTACCTGTAGCTCCAGTTGATGTTTGAGTTATTGTTTCATCAGTTAAAAAAGTTCCTGGTGTAGGAGAAGCTGCAATTCTAATTGCTTTTGTACCTCTCAAAGTATTTGCTGTGGCTAAAGTACCGCCTGAAAAAGGATTTCTTATTAAAACTATTTTTCTAAAATCGTTTTCTGCTGTAAAATCTCCTGTGCTTGCTGATTCTGTTCCTTCTAAACTTATATTTAACATTACAAAGAAACCACCTAGTTCTGATACGGCATCAAATCCATGTCCACCTTTTGGTGATATAATAACATCTAATTCTGAATTTATTAAATTTGTTGATCCTGCTGTAACAATATCCGCATTTCTTATGTAACCAAAAGTGTAATTTGTACCTGCATTTGTTACTGTTACTGATGATATAATACCTGATGCTACAACTACTGTTACTGTTCCGCTTGTGCCATCTCCTCTTATAGGTATATTTGTAAATGTTCCGTTTGTTCCACCTGTTCCTGTGGATTTAATTTTTACAACATTTATAGAACCGTTAACAGCAGCAGATGATACTGTAGAATTTGTTTCTACTGCCATGTAATCTGTAGATAAAAAATTAGCTTGTTGTGTAGAAGATAAAGTGTACATATACTTCCACTTATAACCATCTCCTGTAGTTAATACGGCTGTTGAAGTACCTGTTGGTTCAATTGTTGATTGAGCATTATTATTATTATCTAAACACTTATAAACATTTCTTACTGAAGTAACTACGTAAAAACTTGCATCAAATAAAGTAGTAGCTGTACTATAAGCAGTTTGTGTATTAGTTGTTCCTGTAATTCTTGTGCCGTAATCGTGTCTGTAATAATCGTAAACTGTATTTGTAGTCCAGTTTCTTCGTGGTATTACAAAAGCAATATCCGAAGTTGCTATTTTTTTAATAGCTAATAAATCATTAAAAGTATAAAATTCTTCTTGTGGACTATCTGAAGGAGTTATCGCTGCTGAATCTGTGCCTTGATTATCTGTTCTTAAATCGCCTCTTGTTTGTGTAGCCCACACTTGAGGTCTACCAATACCTAGGTAATAAGTTTCTGGTGATGCTTCTGAAAATGACTCGCTAAATTGTTCAGCGTTGTTTATTCTAAATTTATTTGTTATAATTGCTGGCATAGTTTTTAGTTTCTTTTGTTATATTTATACGACATTTTTATAAGTACCTTACTATAATAGCTGCCGAACCTGCTGGTGCTGTTGCGAAAGTCAATGTTGTTCCTGATATAGTATAATCTGTTGTTGGTCTTAGACATAAACCGTTAACAAAAACCAATAAATCATTTACGTTTCTACCACTATTGATTGTTATTGTCGTAGTTGAACCATCTCCTGTGGCCGTTTCTGTTATATTTCCTATAATTATTTTACCATTCATTGCTGAATGGTTTTGACATACATAATATATTGTTGTGCTTAAATTAGAAGGAACTTCGTAATATAAAGTACCTGAAGTTTTAAGTAAAGCAGCAGCGCCAGTTGTTACTGCACCCGTTAATGCTATATGTGTTAATCCTGTTGAGTAAGCATTGCCTGAACTATATGCACCTACAACTGTTTGTAAATGAAAAGGATGGCCACTAACATCTAATTTAAAAGCGTAAGTGTGTCCTGGTTTAAAATATAAAGTAGGATTGTTTCCTGAATAGTGTGAGTTAAATAGATATGCAGATGAACCTGGAGCTGTTACGTCTATCAATGCGGCCGTTTTAATGGAATCTCCTGCGCCTGGTACAAATTTAGCACTTGTACTGTTCCATACTAAATCCATTTGAGCTAAAGGAGCATTTGTTGATGTGTCAACATCTGATAATATATTAATACTAGAGTTTTCAGAAACGATTTCATTCCAACCACCACTGTCAGCAAAAAATGCTTTAGTTGTTCCGTCTGGTACAGCAAAAGCTCCTTGGTAAGTCGTTGGAGGATATGTTACGTTGGCTAATAAAGTTGCAGTTGAACCTGTAAAATTTTGTCTTATTTTATTTTGACTGCCTGTAGTATTAATTATTCCTGTTCCCGTTAATGAAAGATTAGAAATAGAAGTAGTTGCAGCTGCACCTAATGTAATAGTGTTACCACCTATTAACACTGTTGAATTGGCTAAAGAAGCATTTGGTACAGCACTTGCTCCAATAGTAAGTGTGTTGCCTGAAATAGTTGAAGTTACACCATTACTTCCTAAAATTTTTAATGTTTGTCCTAAAGGTATAGTAGCTACTGTAGATGTAGTATCTACAAATTTTGTAGAAGAATTTATTAAAGAAGAATTAGCAATATCTGTTAGTGTGTTTGTAGTACCGCTTATACTTTTATTAGTTAAAGTATCTGAAGAAGTTTCCGTTACAATTTCTCCGTCTAAATTAATATTAACAGTATCGCCACCAGAAACTAAAGTTGTTACACCTGCTCCTCCTCTAATTTTTAAAGTTCCACCTAATGCTATAGAAATTGCGGTTGAAGATTCATCTCTTACGCTAATAGTTGAATTTGTTAAAGAACTATTAGCTATAGCTGATATTGTATTTGAAGATCCAACTATGGTTTTATTAGTTAATGCTTGTGCGCCTGTAAGTGTGGCTACTGTATTATCAATATCTATTGTTAAAGTATTTCCTGATATTGTAGATGTTGTTCCTGTTCCACCTAAAATTCTTAATGTTTGTCCTAGATTAATAGTAGCTTGAGTAGATGTATCATCAGAAAATTTTGTAAGAAAAGAAGGAATTATAAGATTGGTACCATCACCAAGTGCCGTGTAAATTTCATTAAAGTTAGCGTTTATAATTGTACCGCCGGCACGTAAGTTTGTACCCGTTCCGTCGTTTTGTACAAAACCTATATTAAGAAGTTGTTTAGCCATTGATTAATCTTTTCTTATATTTATACATATATTACGGTGTTGTATCATCAAAAGTTTCAGTATCACTATCAAAGAAAGTTAAAGTGTTATCAAAAGAATTGTCAGGAGATATTGTAAAGACTTCACAAGGTATTGTTAATTTTGTTTTCATAAACCTACCTAAATCAGTAGCTGTGAATGCTAAAGTATTATCTACACCATCTAAAGATGATCTTGTACCGAATGTTACATTTTTACTTAATTCTTCAAACGAATAATTTGTTCCTGATTGTCTTGTAAATGATCTAATTACTTCTCTATTAATTGTACCATATCTTGGTCCTGCATATACAAATCCTTGAGCTATATTAACGTTATTAAATATTCCTCTAGGTCTTGATGTGTAAGCAATATTGATAGGCAATCTACTTAACGTTACATCTCTTGTTGTATTACTAAAATTAGATACTGTTGATTGGTTAAAATCAGCAGACACTCCTAGTTGTGCATTAGCTCTTAATGTTGTTCCATCACTATTTGTTCCTAAACGTCTACCAAATACAGTTGAGAATAAAGTATTAATGATTGCAAATAAAGGAGCATCTACTACGCCGGAAATAGCACCAGTTAGAGGTGTTGATATTTGAGCATTTATCACACTTTCTATATTAACTTGTCCAGCTAAATAAAATCCTGCTGTATGCATTGTTTTTTTAAAATCATCTCGCCAATCTACGATAGAACGACCTACTTTAATTACATAAGAAAAATCTTGATAGTATAAACTATCTTGTATTTTGATTGTATTTTCAGAAATAAATCCATCTTCATTTACAAATCTTCCTTCATTATCTCCTACAGCTCCGATAGTCAATGTAGCCGAAGCATTAGTTGAAACTTTAATTGTTCCTTGAGTATTTGACAAGACTCCTGTAACAGTTTTTGTTCCGTCGCCTACTACAATATTAGAACTTACATTACGTAATCTTAATAATCCTAAACTTGGATTCCAACTTCTAACTATTCCCGTTATTCCACCAGTTATATTTACATTTTCATCAGGTACAAAACCAGTGCCTAGAATTTGTGTAAGAATTACTTTTTTTGTAAATGTTAAAACTGGAGGCGTAGGAGCTAATTGATGATTTATACCAGATTCAATTATACTTAAATCTTTTATTCTACCTATATCTGCTCCAAATAATTTTACTGAAGCGCCTGTTCCTGTTAGTGATGAGATTGTACATGAAGGCAATGAAGTATATCCTGAACCTTTATTGTATAAATAAATTTTTGTTACATCTTTTACACCTGTACCAGATTCCTGCATCATTTGAGAACCGGCATAAGTATCTCCTAATAGTGTATCTGTTTCTAATAATATATGATCTCCCGAATCATCTTCATTTAAAACTCCACCATTTACAACGGCAACAAATCCTGCTGCTCCTCCACCATTTGTATTTGCATTATTAAAAACTAATTGGTCTCCTACATTGTAATTTACACCGCCTTGATCTATAATATCTCCTTGTACAGAACCTGAATTTAAAGATTTAATTTGTACAACAGCTCCTGAACCTCCACCTGTTATAACAGCTTGTTCATTTACAGTTTCAAAAGCACCATCAGCTATAATATTTTTTGCAATAGGTATACCTGTAATTTCTCCTGTAATAAAAATATCATCATCATCTTTTTCGGTTCCCTTTACTGTTTCTCCTATAACAAAAGTTCCTACTATAGATTCTTCATTTAATGTAAATTCAACGACTGATATAGAGTCTAATGTATATCGTACTTCATTTTCAACTATAGCTGTTGCCTTTGAAGTGACTCCTTCTATTGACCTAGAAATTAATTTTGATGTATCTCCTAGTGTATTCACAACTCTCATAATTTTACCTGTAGACCATTTGCCGTCAGATACTCTTAATAATTGTTCACTAGGATAAATTGTTTCTGAATTTTCTCCAAACAATAATTTAAAAAATAGTTTGTGTCCTGATATTGTACCTTTTGACTTATATAAAGATTTTACGTTTTTTATTAAACTTCTTTTATTAGTACCGTCTTTTAAGGTTTCAGGAAATGTGTTTAAAAATTCATTTCTAAACTGACTTAAAAAATTTGATATAACTTTATCAGGATCTCTAAAATTTAATAGTTCTTGTATTGTATTTACAGGATTGGGTTTATAGTTGCTAATAATGGCAGTTGCATTTGAAGATACCCCTATTATTGTTTCTCCTTTTAAAAATTTGTCTTGCGATACAATGAATAACCTTGTGTTATCTAAATCTTCAGTTATGACCGTAGATGTTGCTTTAGAAGTTTGTCCTACAATTATTTCTCCTGCTGTAAATTTACCAAATTGTGAACTTTCATAAATTAATTTATCACCATCATCAATAACTGTTCTATCAGCTTGAATAGACGTACCATCTAATAATAATAAATTTGTTTGGTTAGTTTCTGTTTCTAACAGTATACCATCAGTACTTTGAATTGAAATCACCGATAACTCGGCTGATTCCATAAAAGCATAATATGTTTGTAAAAACTTTAGAAATTTAGGATGTTCTTCAAGTACAAAATCAGGTACTTGTGAACCTATAAGACTTGATATTTTGTCTTTGAAATTAGCCATAGTTAAAAGCTATTTGATGTATTGTAACCTACTCCGGCATTTGCTGAACCACCTATAAATGTATCAGGCTCAACAGTAATAATAGAATTTGCAATATCTAATTCAATAATTTGGTCTCTAACAGGAACTATGTCATTTGAATTTGATTTTACCGTTAATTCAATAACAATAGATGCAACACCATTAATATTTTGAATTTGTGAAATATTTAAAGATGTTAATATAATATGTCCAGTAAGATAGTTAATAGAACCTTGGTAAGTATTTGCATAAGTTTTTATACCAGATATAAAAGTATAACGTCTTATATTTCCCGAACCATCATCATCTAAAAAATATATATTTGCAGTATCACCATCAATTTTAAATCCAGTTGATTCTAAAATACCACCTTGTGTTGCATTGTAACCTGTTACAGGATTGTATAATGCGTTTCTAAAATATATATCATATCTGTTTGATGAATTCAATATAGGTTTGAAAGTTTTTTTAATTTTGATTGTTGTAATGTTAGATACTATGCTTGTATCTGTATTATCAATTATAGACGTAAATTTAGAATACCTAAAAACACCATCAAATTTTTGTAAGACATTTAAATTATATTCTGCAATTTTATCTGTTATATCTGATTTTAAAGTGTCAGAAGATTTTGTTGTTAATCTTGAATTATATTTTACATTAGAATTTACTAATATACTAGTTATTTCTGGATCTACAATAATTGGCCTTACTGATACCACATTAAATTTTTTTAATTGTTTAACTATACTCTCTTTAGTAGAAGTTGTTAACGTAGAACCACTGGCCGCTTTGATTGCAATTTTAACTGTACCATAAACAGGAGTTTCATCATCTTCTCCTCCCCATACACTGATAGATGATGTATTGGGATAAATTGATTTTACAATTGTTTCATAATCAGTTGTAGTTACAGCACGATTTTGAGCCGAGTATTGCAACGGTGCATTAAAACGAATTGACTCTTTTGATTCTGCAACTGAGCCGCCTTGTGAAATAGAATTAGTTGTAATTGTAATATCAGAAAATCCACCAATAGTTGTTGCTAAAGTAAATGTAGAAGCTCCGTTAGATTCATCTCTATTTGTAACAATGTATTCTAAAATTACAATATTTCCATCAACTAGTTTTTTACCAATCACTCCGTCACCAAAATAAACTTCAAATTTGCCTTCTTCTTCTTCTTGTAAAAAATAAACATTCGAAGTTGAGTCTATATCTACATAACTATTAACGAATAAAAATTCAGTTGTAGCTGTATCGTTTGAACTGTTTTGTACTGAAACTTTTAATGTTGTTGTGTCAACATTTGAATTTTGAATTACAAATTTTTGGTCAGCATCATTTGTGTCTACTGTATATCTAAATGTAACTGCTGTGCCTTCGTATATATCTATATTATTAAAAACATAAAGACCATTTATTGATGTGATAGTATAATCTTCATTTGTTAAATATTGATACGATACTCCATCAACAGAAGTTGTAAAAATTGTTCCTGATGGCATGGTGATAGATGAACCTGAACCGTCATTTATAGTTAATTTAATATTTGCTTTAGGTGATCTTACAGAAGAAGGTGTGTAACCTAACATTTTAGCTAGCGACACAATATTTTTTCTTATGTCAGCACTGTCTAAGTACATTTCGTTTGCTAACATATTAGCATTGAAGCCTAGATAGTGTGTATTATATGCTAGTACATCTAAAAGTATAGAAAAGCCTGAGCCTTCAAAATTATAATCTGAAAATTCTGATTGACTTTGTAAAAATGTTTTTAAATTTGCTTTTATACTGTCAAAATCAAAATCTGATACTTCTAATTTGTTACTTGCCATGTTATCTTAGTCTTTCTAAAAATGTTTGTACTTCTATCAAATCATTTGAACCTATAACGTAAAAATAAATTCTTAAATCATATGAATTGCTATCAATATTAGGATTTGCTACTATTTGAACTAATTTAATTCTTGGTTCAAAATTAATCAAAACTTCTTGTACTTTTCTTTGCAAATTCAATGCAGTTAGAGGCGTCATTGGCTCAAACAACATTGCTCTTACACTTGAACCTATTTCAGGATGAAAAGGCCTATCAAAGTGTGAAGTGTTAATCAAATTTCTTACACTTCTCTTAACAGCTTCAATATCAGTTAACTTATTAACGTCATTTGTTACCGAATTACGACCAAAATCTAAATCTAAATCTTTATACTGTTTTGTGGCTCTTTTACTTTTGTTTAAAGAACCAGCATCGTAGTTTGGCATATACTATATTTATATGATTTTTATTAACCTGCAAAAACATTTGGCGAACCTTGTGCAACTGACGTACAACCCGCTATGGCGTCGCCAATTCTTCCACAACCCATACCATTAATAAAAACTGTAGTAGAACCAACAGCGATAGGTGCTGAATGTGAAGGACAAGGTATACCTGGTAATAAATGGCCAGTATTATTATCTCCTTGACGTGACACCGCTATACCATTTACAAATACATTGTCTGAACCAACAGCTCTTTGAGGTGTGGAACAATGTGATACATCATTATCACCTACTCTTGTTACTGCTGGCATTATTTTTCCTATTTCCGTTTGTTTCTCTACTCATTAGTTGTTTTAATTTATCATTCCAACTATCTATTTCTATATGCTGTTCTTCTGTATGTGGTTCATTAGGTATTTCAGGTAAAAATTTTATAACATTATCAAAAGTCTGTGGTATGTCATTATAATTATCGTATTTTTCTAATTTACCTTTATTTAATATGATAAATTCGTGTGCCACTATCTTCCTTGACCTCTATACTTTTTAAAACTTCTTCTTTTATGCTTATTCATCATACATTTGCTGTGAAATCCACGGCCAATGTTTGTTCTTTTAGGTTTGCTTGTTTTTTTTGAGGAATTTGTGTTTCCTGCAACTTTTCTTGCCATAATTTTTTGCCTTTTTTAGTTTTTTCGAATCAATATCATCAATCATAAACGATAAATCATCAATTTTTTCAAAATCAATCATATATTTACTATTTATAATGATTTTAGAGATTATATTTTTGCAATATTCATTTAAGTTATTGATTTTACTGCTTTATTTCTTTAAAACTATGGCGCTTTTCGCTTGTTTTGTTGATTTTTATATGTTATATTATATGTATATTAACAATTAATAATAATATGACAAAAAATGATATAAAAAGTTTACTAGTTGCTGCTGCAATAGTAGCATTCGGTTACGGTTTAATGTTCGGCTTCTATTACTTCGCTGATTACATAGGAATATATGAAAGCCTTAGATACTAATTTAAAGTGGTTAGCGACGGCCGTTCTGGTTGTTGCAACTGCAATGACATCACTTAACATTTATCCTTTGGGACCAATATTATATTTAATTGGTGGATTACTTTGGCTAGTGGTAAGTATAAT